GGTTCCTGGATTCTTTTACCCAATGGGTGAGCTAGAAGCAATTGAACCATTGCAGTACGAATTAAATGAAACTCGTACACAAATGATGTTGCATAGAAAGCGTTACAGCCGTAAGTGGTTGTTCCAAGAATCAGCATTCGATGATGATGGTCGTCAGGCTTTGGCATCAGACGAAGATAACGTTATAGTTCCAGTTAAGTCAGGCGAGAATTTAGCTAATGTCGTAGTCCCAATGCCGGCCTTGATTAACCCACCAGAATTTTATAATCAATCTTCATTAATTCAAAATGACATTGACCGTGTATCTGGTGTATCTGAATACCAGCGTGGTGCAATCCCAGAGACAACTAGAACTGCTCGTGAAGCTGCAATTATTGCTGAAGCCGGCAATGCCAGAGTAGCAGAAAAGTTAGTCGCTATTGAAAATGCCATAGCTGCATGTGCTTCTAATCTTATTATGCTAGCTCAGCAATTCTTAACCGGACAACAGACTATAAGAATTATTGGTTCAGAAGCAGCACCATTATGGTTAACATTTGATAAAGATTACATTAGTGGTGAGTTTGACTTTACGGTTGAGGCTGGTTCTACAGCCCCAAGAAATGAAGCTTTCCGTAGAGATATGGCTTTACAAATAGTTTCAGCAATGCAACCATTTGCAGCTGCGGGTCTTGTAAATTTACCAAAACTTGCAGAATATGTATTATCTCAAGGTTTTGGTGTTAAAGACCCAAATTCGTTTTTACAGCAAGCTCCACAACCTCCAGGCATGGAGGGTATGCCACCAGGTATGGAAGGTATGCCACCAGAAATGGGTGGAACTCCAATGCCACCTGAGATGCCAGTAGAATTACCGCCTGGTTTAGTTCCAGGTGGACCAATTCAAGGAGTTGGTGGCCAACCAGGTGAAGGTGCACTTCCTGGCAGCATACAAAGTCTTCCCCCCGAAATAATTCAAGCATTATTAGGTGGGCAGTAAAGTAATAGGTAAAGAAAATATCTATAGTGTAGGCTTAATGCCTATAATAGGAATAACCAACGAAGGATAGGACTCCATCAATGACAGATAATAATAATATTGCTAACCCTGAAAACGTAGTTGACCCCGAAGCAAACGGACAAGTCGATGAAGTGACAGAGGTCGTAGCAGAAACTCCAGAACAAGAATTAGATTTCTTTGACTACACAGAGATTGGCGATAAATACGTCAAACTCCAAGTGGATGGCGAAGAGGTATCGGTTCCGGTTAAGGAGGCTCTAGCTGGGTACCAGCGTCAAGCGGATTATACCCGCAAGACTCAGGAACTTAGCGAACAAAGAAAGCAAGTACAGTTTGCAGCGTCCCTAGCAGAATCTCTGCAAAAGGACCCAGCAGGCACCTTGCAGGCGTTACAACAGCATTATGGAATCGGCGCTCCAATCCAAAACCAACAAGTTGAGGAAGAGTACTTAGACCCAGCTGAAAAACACCTTAGACAGTTAGAACAACGCATCTCAGCTTTCGAGCAATCAAAAGCTATGGATGAGTTAACTAGAACTATCGATTCTTTGCAAAGCAAATATGGTGATGACTTTAACGCTGATGAAGTCGTAGCTAAAGCTCTAACAACAGGTTCGACCGACTTAGAGGCAGTCTTTAAACAGATTACCTTTGATAAAGTTTATTCTAAAGCCTCAGAGGCAGAGAAGAAACTAGCACAAGAACAGTCTAGAGTTGAAGCAAAACGTTCAGCATCAGTGGTTTCTGGTGGCTCTGCCAACAAAAACTCAGTTACACCAAAAGCTGCTAAACCAACGTCAGTCTTTGAAGCCTTTGAACAGGCCAAGAAGACACTCAACATCTAACAACAAACAGGAGAAATAACATGGCCGGTAATCCCGACTTTAATTCACTGTTATCAACTACGTTGCAAAACTACCAGCCAACGCTGGTTGATAACATTTTCAAGGACCTCGTCCTTCTTAACCACCTCAATGAGCGCGGACGTGTCCGTGTTGAAGAGGGTGGCACACAAATCATCGAACCACTCATGTACGCAGTAAACGATACTGTTTCAACATACAGTGGATACGATGCAATTGACCTTACTCCACAAGAAGGCATCTCGGCTGCAGAGTACGATTGGAAGCAGATGGCTGCTTCTATCGCAATCAGCGGTATCGAAGAAGCAAAGAACCGTGGCACAGAGGCAATCATCAAACTGTTGAATGCTAAAATCATGCAAGCTGAAATGTCGCTTAAGACAACTCTTAACGAGCAACTCTTCGGTACACCAGGCGCAGCACCAGCAGCTAAAGACTTGAATGGCTTGGGTAACATCATTGGAACCCAGAACAACACAGTCGGTGGCATTGATTCAACAACCAACACTTGGTGGAACCCAACACAGGCAACAACTATGGCTGCAACATTATCACTTGCAAACATGGCTGATGTTTACAACCGTGCTTCAAAAGGCAGCGATGTTCCTGACTTAATTATCACGAACACTTCGTTGTTTGAAAAGTACGAGTCATTGTTGACAAACAATGTTCGTTACCAAGACGTAGCAAAAGCCAACTCAGGTTTCACAAACTTGATGTTCAAGCAGACACCAATCGTGTTTGACCTTGAATTGGCAGTTGACACATCCGATGCGCCGATGTACTTCCTTAACACGAAGTATCTCAAGCTCACTGGCTTGAATGGTTACTGGTTCAAGACCACAGACTTCATGAATGGCACTGTAGCTGGCGTAGACGCCCGTTACGCTCTCGTGTTGGCCTATGGTAACTTGACCTGCAGCAACCGTGCACGTCAAGGTTTCATGACCGCTGACGCGTAAGAATAATTAAGTTTAGTTGGTGCTAGGAGTTTAAAGGTTGCCATCCTTCGGGCAGCTCTCCTAGTGCCAACTATTAATAAAAACAAACAAACAATTCTAATTAATAAAAACATTAGTTAGGTATCTGCCGAAAGGCAAGGAGAAATACAACTATGGCAACTAATAATAAATTCATTGTTGAAAGAACAAACGTTCTTGCAGCAGACGTAACAGTAGGAACCACATACGCAGCACTTGATTCAGGTGACTTCGGTTGGTACGGAAAAGCTGGCGAAACTTATTCGTTCAGTGCAGAAGTAGTGTACGATGCAGACGGTGCAACAGAAGGCGCAGCCTTCTCACTCACAGCATCTGCAGCACCAACAACTGTGCAGTTCGTTTCAGTATATCCATTGACTGCAACAACTGAAACCAAGACACAGTGCGTTGCAATCGACACTCCAGACCACGGAACATCTTCAGTTGATGGATTGAACACAGCCCAAGTATTTGGCGTTGTTACACCATCGGCAGACGGTTTCATTGGAATTAGCGGTGTTGCTGAGAATGCAAGCAAGATTACAGCAAAGGGTGGACTCTCCACTTTGAGCTGGAAGCGCATATTTGTTGGCGACAACGAATAATTAGCAAACTAGAATACATGCCGCCCGGGGGAAGGACCCTTGGCGGCATGTTTTACTTATAAACGAAGGAGAATAATATGAACAAACAAACACAAGGTGTAGGCCAAGGATTATCAGGCACACAACCATACGGCACTGTAGAGGGTGCACGCCATGTTGGCTCTATCATGGCTGACTATCATGGCGCAGGCGTAGAGATTGCTCCACCATCAGGGGTTGCTTACGGTGGTGTACATTATAAAAACGGTTTATGTCAAGCAATGAATAAAAAAGAAGAACAATGCAAAGCCCCAAAAGCAAAGGGCACTGACTACTGTGTCGGTCATCTTAACCGTCTAAAGAAGATGGGCGAAGAACAAGACGCAGCTTTAGACCCAAAGGAGTAGGAGTTTTAAATGGCTATAAACTTTTCTAACGCCAACCTTACGCTCGCACAGATGCGTACGTTCGTTGGTGAGCTTTCTGACTTAGATATTGGTTTTGATGAAAACGATGATATTTCAACAGACCTTGTTAATGGTTTTGTTAAAGAGGGTTTTCAAAAAGTTGTAGCATTAAGTAATCGTTGGCCGTACTATCAAACAACTTATGGATTTGCAGTAACCACAGACATTAGAAGCTATACTACTTTTAACCAAGTGCAACCAACTGTAATTGGTTCTAACCCAAAAGGAATTACTGATATATCACAAATAATATCTGTGATAAATTCAGACACAAACTTTCAAGGCAATTCTTTAGTGTATCTTGACCAAGCAAGATGTGAATCAATTTGGGTTGGCACACAAGACCAACAGGGACCACCCGCATACTTTTCTGTTTGGGCAGACCAATTAAACCTTTGGCCAAAACCTGATAATAATTATTCTTTTACTCTTAGAGGTTTTCGCAATCCATCATTAACTTGGATGCAAAACGAAGGCGACGCAATTGATATTTCACCTCAATTACAACTTCCTTTAATTAATTATGTTATGGCTCGTATCTTCCAATTCCAGGAAGACACAGAGATGGCTAATGAATACATGCGTAGCTTTGAAAGAGCAATTGCAATTATACAAGGAAACCTTACTGCACCATCAAGCAATAGACAACTTATTATGTCTGGTGGCTTACAACTTACTCCTTATGATTGGTGGTGGAGTGATACACCAAACATGCGCGTATTGCCAGGTAGCCCATATCCATTAGGAGTAGCACTCTAAATGGCCCAAATTCTCTTTGACCAAAAAAGAGATTTTACTGGTGGTTTAAACTTTCGTGCTGACCAGTTTCAGCTCAGAGACAATGAATCACCGTTTATTCTTAACATGGATGTTGACCCACGTGGTGGAGCATTTACACGCGCCGCATACAAAAAAAAGCATGCAACACAAGTAAGTGGTAATTGGAATCCAAAAAAGTTATTCAATTACAAAGATGCTACAACACCAAGAATAAT